AGTGTTATTCCCAACCCACGTAACCCGAATAGGCATCCAGATAAACAAATTAAATTATTGGCTAAAGTAATTGAAGCCCGAGGCTGGAGAGTACCGATAACGGTATCCAAGCGCTCGGGTTTTATTGTTCGTGGGCATGGCAGGCTTCAAGCGGCTCTTTTGTTAGGATGCGAAGTTGTCCCAGTTGATCTTCAGGATTATGAATCAGAAGCAGAAGAATGGGCTGATATGATTGCCGATAATAGACTGGCTGAACTATCAGAGATTGATCAGGATATTCTTTCAACTCTTGTCGCTGAATTAGATGGAGCAATCGACACTTCATTGCTTGGTTATTCAGACAAAGCTATAAGCGAAATGTTGGCCAACTTCGAACGTGATCAGGTACAAGAAGATGATTTTGACCTAGATAAAACGCTGGGAGAAATAAAAGAGCCTATTAGTAAACAGGGCGATATTTATAAACTAGGCCGTCATCGGCTTATGTGTGGAGACAGCACTTCTTTAGATGATGTGCTCACGCTCATGGCCGCCGCCAATGCTGATATGATATTCACTGATCCTCCGTACAACGTAAATTACGAAGGTGGGACTGAGGATAAGCTTAAAATCAAAAATGACAACATGGCTGCAGAAGACTTCAATGACTTTTTGTTTAAAGCCTTTGTCAATATGGCCAAGGTAACGAAGCCAGGTGGCACTATCTATGTTTGCCACGCTGACAGTGCCGGCAGTGATTTTCGTACAGCGTTGGACAAAGCAGGCTGGAGCTTGCGGCAGTGTTTAATCTGGGCAAAGAGTCATTTTGTTATTGGCCGGCAAGATTATCAGTGGCAGCATGAGCCAATTTTATACGGCTGGCTTCCCGGGGCTGCGCATAATTTCTACGGTGGACGTAGGCAAAGCACGATTATTGAAGATGACTTGCCGATTGTTATTCAGGAAGATGTTGATGGTAGTAAGCTAATAAAATTAACTTTAGGTTTACAGGATATTGTTATTAAAGTTCCGAGTTATGAGCTTATTGATATCACGGATGCATCAACAGTTATTAGGGTTGAGAAACCTGCACGTAATGGTGAGCATCCAACAATGAAACCTATTGCCCTTTGTGCGAAGGCAATTCTTAATTCTAGCCTACGTGATGAAACTGTTCTTGATTTATTCGGTGGCAGCGGTTCTACATTAATTGCTGCCGAGCAGACAGGCAGAAGCTGCTGCACAATGGAATTAGACCCAATCTACTGCGACGTTATTATCCGTCGTTATGAAGAATTTACCGGGGATAAAGCTATCAAGCTTACCCAGTAATTATAAAATGCAGGAAACCGGGAGCGTTTACCCCACTCCCGGTTCCAATAAGATGAGTGGCACTCTGGCCAGTGCTACTCATCAAAATTATAATCAATTTGGGGGTAAAATACAATGAAAAAGCAAACAAATGTTCGTGATGAAATGCGCGAGGCGTTATACAAGCGTGCTATTGGCTACGAAGTGGAGGAAACAAAAATCATTGTATCAAAAGATGGAAGGCCAGCTAAGATTGAAAAAATCAGAAAGCATGTTCCCGGGGAACCAAGAGCAATGCTTGACTATATGAGGTTATTTGGTGGTGACTGAACTGAGGTGGTGATATGCCGAGGGTGCGAAGCCCGGAGAGAGATAAAGCTTTTGAGATATACAAAACCCATGAGTGCAATATTTCCTTGCGCGATATTGCCAAAGAACTTAATGTTTCTGAAAAAACTATTTCAGGGTGGAAAGTTAAGGACAAATGGGATGAAAAATTGAATGGAGTATTCGGAGTACTCCAAACGAAAATAAGGAGTACTCCGATAAAAAAACAGGTGGCAAAAAAGTTAATAAATTCCGTTGATGATAATGAAGAGCTTACCGAAAAGGAAAAGCTCTTTTGCTTTTTCTATGCAACGGAACATAATGCTGCCAAAGCGATACGAAAAGCCGGTTATGATACTTCTACTTCCAGCAGGCAAATGGGCTGGGCATTATTGCAGAAGCCAAAAATTCAGCAAGAAATTAAGAACCTAAAAGAAATTCGCAATGAAACGTTGCTGGTTGATGGCAGCGATATTGTTGCAAAGTACATTGAAATTGCCTTTGCAGATATTGGAGAATTTGTTTCAATTAGCTGTGGCGGTAACATAATGACATTGAAACCATTTGATGATATCGATACCAGTCTGATATCTCAAATATCCAACACGGCGAACGGTATATCAATCAAACTGGCAGACAAAATGAAAGCCCTGGACTTTTTGCAGAAATACTTCATGCTGAACCCAATGGATAAGCACAAGAAAGAATATGATGAAAAACGCCTGAAGCTGGAAAAAGAAAAAATGCTATTACAGGGTGATGAGTATGGTAATGCTGGCAAAGATAACACGAATCCTTATTCAGGATTAACTACCGAAGAATTAAAGAGGTTGGCTAATGGTGAATGAGTATATAAAATATCAAGCACAGCTGGAACTAGCCAGGCGTGAGTTTTGGGAGTATTGCAAACTGAAAGCACCTAAAGACTACCGTGAGGATAGAGCCTTCTTAAAATGCTTTTGTGATGAGCTTCAGGCCTTCTATGAAAGTGATGACATGGTGCTTGTTATCAATGCACCTCCGCGCCACTATAAGAGCCGAACAGCACAATTGTTCGTTCCTTGGGCTTATGGGAAGTATGGCAAACTTAAGATCATGACAGGATCATACAATGAAACCCTTTCAACAACATTTGCAAAGTCTGTGCGGGACCAGATACAGGAGATAAAAGCAGATGAATATGTTCCTGTATTCAACGAGATATTTCCTGCAATCCGTATCAAACGTGGTAATGCTGCAGCAAAACTTTGGGGTCTGATTGGCGGCCATTATAATTATCTTGCGACTTCACCCGGTGGTACTGCAACAGGTTTTGGCTGCGATGTACTGATCATAGATGACTTGATAAAGAATGATGAAGAAGCCTATAACGAAGATATGAAAGAAGCGCATTGGAAGTGGTTCACAGATACAATGCTTTCACGTCTGGAAGAAGGCGGCAAAGTAATCATCATCATGACTCGCTGGGCAACTGATGACTTAGCAGGCAGAGCATTGGCACATTTTAAGGAAATTGATGTACCAGTCAGACATGTTAACTTTAAAGCAGTGCAAAGCGATGGTTCTATGTTATGTGATGAGATTTTAAGCTATTCAAGTTATAGGATTAAAAGCAGAACCATGGGCGCTGATATCGTTGCTGCTAACTATCAGCAGGAACCAATCGACATTAAAGGCAGACTTTATACTGAACTTAAAACTTATGACCATTTGCCCAGAAATGATTCCGGGCATCTTTTATTTACGGAGATTCGTAATTATACTGATACGGCTGATGAAGGCGATGATTATCTTTGCAGCATCAATTACGGAGTATATGACGGTGAGTGCTATGTCCTAAATGTTTTATATACTAAGGCACCAATGGAAGAAACAGAACCTGCTACAGCTGAAATGCTTATTGAGGACAATGTTCGTGATAGCGAAATTGAAAGCAATAACGGTGGCAGAGGCTTCGCAAGAGCTGTGCAAAGAGAAATGGATAAACGAGGCCATGGCAACAATGTTATTATTAGAACCTTTCACCAAAATAAGAATAAAAAGGCCAGGATTTTATCTAACGCAACATGGATAATGCAGCATCTTTATTTTCCTCGCAACTGGGCTGACAGATGGCCGGAATATCATGATGCAATGATTAAGTACCAAAAAGAAGGTAAGAACGCACATGATGACGGTCCGGATGCTACAACAGGCATTGCAGAATATATGACTGCTGACATCAAGACGGTTGCATTTAAAGCTAACATATAGGAGGTGCAAAATTGAAAAATAAACATAGCCCTGAATATTACCAGTTGCTAGAAAATGCTTATGAAGGTACCGGCGGATTTAAAGACGGCAGCTATTTGATTCAATACCCGCGAGAATCACCTGAAAAATATAGCGCACGTAAAAAAATGGCTTATTACCTTAATTATTTTAAGCCATGCATTGATGCTCATGTTGATCCAATCTTTGAAAAGACACCAGTTCGCGAATGGAAAGGCGCTGCCGGTGATTTATGGAAGATGTTCATGGATAATGTTGACATTACTGGAACAAACTTGGACGAAACAATGAAGAATGCTGCACAAATTTCGAAGATTTATGGCATTGCATTTATTGTCGTAGACAGCGCAAAAGAGCAGCTATCTAAAAGCGAGCTGACATTAGCAGATTTAGCAGATAATCGTGAAGCGCTGCCATATGCATATATAGTTGAGCCTTCTCGTATTGTGGACATCAAGGGTGACCGTTTCGGAAGAATAACCTATTTTGCTTTTACAGAGGCTGATGAAAAAGACGAAACGAAAACCAATACACGCATTATGAAGCCAGATTCTTGGGAGCTGCGTGAAGGTAGTGGAACGCTTGCTGATGGGAATATAAAAGAGAAAGGCGATTGGAAAATAGGATGTGTGCCGGTTATTCCGGTGCGCAGCAGGGTTACAAAGCCTCGGGATTTTTTCCCGATGTCAGAGTTTTACTCAATAGCTAAAACTAATCACCATATTTTCAATGCTTGTTCGTGGCTTACGGAAATTTTGGCAAGCCAAACATTCCCAATAATCACATATCCATCCAGAAAACCAGAAGCTTTTGATATTGGTGTAAATAATGCATTGTGTTTTGATCCAGAGTCAAAGCATGCGCCTGGCTTTATCGCACCGCCAAATGGTCCTGCAGAAGCTTTATCGAAAGATATTGAGGCATCAAGACAAGAGTGTTATCGTATGGCCAATGTCGTGAATGTCACCGGTGTTAAAACTGCTGAGAGCGGCGAAGCTAAGGCATGGGATTTTAAGAGGACCAATCAATTGCTTTCAACTTTCAGTGGGATTCTGCAAGCAGCCGAAAAAAGGCTGTCTTTTCTATTCTGCTTATTTGCTGGTGCTTCTCTTGAGTATACGGTCAAATATCCTACCGACTTTGCTTACACCGATTTGGCGGCAGAACTTGCCAATGCCGTTATTGCCAAAGATTTGAATTTTGGTGATGAGTTCAATGTTGAGATATTTAAGCGCGTGCTTACAGCTTATCTGTCTGAACTTGATGCAGATGATTTTGATGTGTTAGTTGAAGCCTATAAAAAGGAATTGGCTCATCAGGTAGATGATAAAAATCATGTGCCTGATCTGGTAGTTGAAGATGAATAATAAAAAGCTTCAGGAGCTTCTTGATTCATTTTCAAAAGAATGGCAAGGCATTGCAAGTAAAGCTTCAAAGCGACTTATTGCAGAACTCCAAAAGGGTACTAAGATTGAAACAGCTGTAAAGAAAGTTAAAAAGGAATACCCTGATTTATTTAAGCTACCGCAAATAAATGACTTGATTGTTTCATCCGCAATTGAAGGCTATGGTGTTTCGGCTGGTCTTGTGGTTGAAGCTGGCAAGACGTCAGTGTTGAAGCAGCTTTCGAAACCTTGGGATGGTTCAGGACTGACTTTGTCGCAGAAGCTTCATGGAGCGGATGCTCAAATGCATAATGCAATAATCAATACTTTGGAAACTCAAATAAGAGCCAATAAAAGTGTTATTGAAATTGCCAGGGCATTGTATGACGGATATAACTATAGCAAAGTCGTTAATACCCAAGATTTGCCGAAATATCTTAATGCATTTAGGCATGCCATGACGGATGATTATGATAATTTAAGAATAGCTAGGCAGACAGCAGAACGCATCAGGGCATTAAGCCGTAATGGAGCACCCAATCAGGCATTGGCAGCTGCATATAAGCAGTTGCTTGAAACGGCAACGACCGGAACAGAGAAAGCTCTGAAAAATGCGGTTTACGTTGCTATAAATGAAAAATCCCGATATTTGGCAGAACGAATTGCAAGAACAGAAGCTGCCAAGGCATGGGCTGATGGTTTTTTTGCTAATGCATTGAAAGACAAGCATGTTATTGGTTTCAAGTGGAAGATTGGTAGCCGTCATCCGGTATTTGATATCTGTGATATGTATGCTAAAGCAGATATGTTTAATCTAGGTGCTGGAGTTTATCCTAAAGACAAAATTCCGCCACTTCCTGCTCATCCTCATTGTTTATGCAGAGTTGCTGAAGTTTACCGTGGAGAGGCTGATTTAAGCAAGCAACAAGACAATACTGATGAGTCTG